AAGAAAACAAGCAAAGAGCGTGAACACGCCCCTATCTAAACATCTTCTCCAAGAAGAGATACTATTAAGTCCATTTTTTTTATGAATAAACAGCAGAGAACCCTGCAACAGATTTGCCCAAGAGGTTACGCTCATTGTAGCCATTTTCTTGTTTGTTTTAATTACGTAATACAATAGATTTTGGTTTTATCATCCCAATAGAGTAGGCAAAGATACAAATAAGATTTGAGATAAAAACATTTTCCTTTGACATAACATATAATTCAACAAACTATTATAAACATTGCGAGATATTGAAAAATCTTATTATCTTTGCCCTACTCTTTACTCAAAGAAGTAGGGAAACGGTCTGTAATAGCCGACAAATATAACCACCACTATTACTCGAAACAGTATGGAAACAAATATAACTAAAAACATAAAAGATATGGAAAAGACGTTTGAGAATCCTCAGCAGATAGAAACACAAGGCAATAAGAATGACAAGAACAAAGCAACACCTGCCTATACACAACAACAGTTAGAGGCAAACACGCAGATTAAAGGGTTTCTTGCCATCTATCTCCTTACGGCTATCATTGGTGTTGTCTATAGCTTATTTCTCGGCTTGAAAGCCTATAACATAATAGGAGAAGACCTATCAAGCAATATTGCTATCGCAAATATATTTACCATTTTCACACTTTGCTACACAGGAGTTTACACCATCTATGCCTTTATTAGACGCAAGGCTGATGCCGTATTCTATGCTAAGGCCTATGCAGGACTGATGCTCTTTGCTAACATACTGATACTCATCACTTCCCTTACAGAAGGACACTTGACGGCTGACTGCCTGCTTTACCTCGGTGGTCTCTGCCTCGGAATCATCTGGATGGGCTATTTGTTTGTCTCAACCAAGGTGAAAGAGGCTACTCCCTCAGCCTGTCGTAATGCGCCAAAAATGAACCGAGCAGTCATAATAGGCCTGTTCACCACATCAGTCGTGCTATTCCTCTTAGGAACACCAGATTTAGTAATGAACTTTACAACCAAAGCTAAGCAGAAAAAAGAGATGCTTAGCAGGAAGCTACAGCCTAACCAACGTACCAACGGAGTGTTTATCTTTACAATCCCCAAAGGTTTCACCTGTGAAAGGCAACAGTTTAAAGAAAAGTTACCTATCGACCCTTTGTTCGAATTACACAATAAATACGTTGGTAGTGCGGGCCTAACTGCATTCTATTTATCTGACGAATATACAGAAAAAGTTTATAGGAGTTGGGAAAAGGAAATACTCAAAAATTTCGATGACGTTTCTCCTCAACTAATTGCAGAGGGTCAAGAGAACATTAACGGCAATACTTGTACATACCGCATCAGGAAGATTGAGAAAAAAGGAGAAACTGTTTTCTGGCGTTACTGTATCCTTATTGATAAGAAGAAAGAGAAGGCTTGTATCATATCTGCCTTCGACAATGGTGTATCTGTCGGTTATATCACCGAACTTATCAAATCTATAAAATTCGAATAAAAGCACTTCTTCCTTAGGAAAGAAGGAAGATTGGTGGGAAGGTAGCCCCCTACTTTCCCTCCTTTACATTATAGCGTAATACGCTGACAATCTGTCTTATTCGAACGTAACAGAACTTTCTGAAGGGTTATAAACCATCCTTACGATTTGTGCTAAGCCCCCGCACCGTACATGTTCACCATGCGCACCATTGGTGCTGAGGCTCCGCACAACATGTGCTAAGCATCCTCACGCTTACAAGAAAGGGAAGAAAGGATTTATTATTGCCCACTCTCAACATGGGCTAAAGGGACATATGACATAAAGTAGGTCATCTGTATGATTTTTATCAACAAAAAAGAGGCCATAACAGCCTCTTTTGTAATCATATTTCACAGTCGGGATGACCAGATTTCAGATTTATTTTTTACATTTCTAACTTGCTGATATTCAATAGGACAATTTTTAGTTCTTAGTTAATTTTCACCGAGTTTTCACCGACAATATAAATCTTACACTGTCTTTGCTATCAAACATTTGAGTGATTTTTTAATTAAAATGTTTGAATAAATACACCGTAAAAACACTCTTAAACACCTCTAAGGCGCATCTTAATTATACGGCATTTGCCACTTTTTTAACAGAATCTTCAGATACATTTTCAACGAGCTTCGCTGTTAATCGGTCTATTGTCCTCTGCTGATTTTCTATGGTTTTCTGTTGCATCGAAATAACAGAGTAAAGTTTATCCGCATTAGTTTCCTCTCCTCTTTTCTGCCCCATTATCAGCCAGTTAGCATCAATGTTTTCAAAGCTCGTTAAAATCTTAACTATGGTATCATAGTTAGGTGTGTTGCGACCAGTGATGATATTATTAGCTGAAGTCCAAGAGATATTCAATTTTCGAGCGAACGTATTTATCGTATGCCCTTCTTTGTTCATCAATTGAACGATGCGATTAGTAATAGTTTCTTCTTCCATTTTCATTATTTTTTAATAAATGAGAGAAATAATCTCTCATTTATTTTGTTATTTCAAATAAATGTTAGACCTTTGCGCTACGCAAGTATTACTTGCGCCACGAAAATAATAAAAATATATCGAGGGCGCAATAAAAAGAATATAAAAAAAATAAAAATGAGATTCAAAGAGTACATATATTCTCTTCCTAATCAGCGCAAAGAAGAGATATCAAAGATAATGGAGTTATGCCGTGTTAATGAAAGTACTGTCTATAGATGGTTAAGGGGCGACTTTACTCCAGCCCCACAGAAGAGAAAGGTAATCTCAGACTATCTTAACATACCCGAACACGAGCTCTTCCCAGATGCATAAAGAGTGTCTAAACTGCGATTCTCATCGCATGTGCATAAATGGTATTTACTGTAACTTACTTGAAAAGTATGTTCAGTATTCTACGGAAAAAGAATGTAAAACAAATAAAACAATCTTATGAAAACAAAGGAATTTGAGAAAGCAATTGACGCATTAAACTTAGGTATCGTAATAGACGAGATGAAGCTAAACCATTCGGATGTTCGTCAAGTAACTGGTCACCTTGAGAATGAAGGTATCATTTGGAATGAGAAAGGAGAGGCTTTCTCCACTGATTTTGAATGGAGAGAAAATAAAGTAGATGGTGACCTTATAGGAGTCTTTGGTAGCTCACTGGAAAGAAACAAAATGTATGACCTTAAATTTTAGCAACTATGACAAGTATTCGAAAGGTTAGAAAAAAGGCTATCCGCAAAATGGGATTTAGGATGTCTTTTCAGTTTCATTATAAGGATCCTAATCAAAAGTTAAAATTAACACCAACGACACGAAAGAAAATCAGACAGGGAGTAACAGAATATCTAAGAAAGAAATGTTTATAGATAAAGATAATTGGGGAAAATTCTCCATACAAGACCTTTCAGAACGAGAACTTCGATTATTACACGAAGCTCTACGAATATACGCTCAGGTTCAACTTGGGCGCATTCATCCAACCGAAGCTACAACGATTTTGTGTTTTGACCTCCAGTACAACCATGTACTGTTTCTGAAGGATGTTTAGATCTTATTTTCTTAACTTAGACTCCTATAGATATGATTAGAAACAAAATAGCTAATAAACGGTGGACAGAAGAAGATGCTACCTTTGTTAAGAATAATCTTGGTAAGCTGTCATTTGAACAGATGGGAAGAGCATTGAACAGAAGTGCTATGTCTGTTCGTCTCTTTGCTTTACGCAATCGCCTTACGGTCGGATTGCAAGTCAAGCGCAACATACTTATGGAGATGTTGAAGATAAAGTTCCGACACCCCGAAGACTTCACGCCTACAAGAACCTTTTACACGGAAACTGGGATTAATCAACGTCGGTTTTGGGACTTATACTATGGTCGAAAAAACATCAGCAGCAAAGAGTATGCTGCGGTAGCTGAATACTTAGGCGTAACCTTACAAGAGGCACTTGAATCACGCCAGTTGGATTTGTTCGAGGAAAATGAAGAATAAGGAATATGATAGATAAGAATTTCATTGAAAAAGTAAAGTCAGCTCTAAACATTGTAAATGTAATAGAAACCTTTACTCGCCTACACAAGACAGGTGCGAACTATAAGGTTGTCTGCCCTTTTCATGATGACCACTCACCATCTATGGTCGTCAGTCCATCAAGACAGACTTATCACTGCTTCGTGTGCGGAGCAAGTGGAGATGTTATATCCTTTGTACAGCATCACCTAAACCTAAGCTTCATAGAGGCTCTGCGCTGGTGTGCTAATCAAGCAGGCATTGAGTTCCCGACCAAGGAACTCACACCAGAGGAAGAAGCTGCCTACAAGAGAAGGGAAGCGCAACGTATCGCAATAGATGCTGCTGCAAAGTTCTTTCAGAAGAACCTTGGGCAAGCAGAGAGTTTCCTTGCATCACGTGGATATAGTCTTTCTGACAAAGCATTGACCGACTTCGGTGTAGGTTATGCTCCAATGGGTAACCTTGCTCTTGCAGAGCTATCAAAAGCTGGTTATTCACAAGATTTACTGCAAGAAGTAGATGTGCTTGGAAATAGCGAAGGTCGCTTATACGACAGGTTCCGTGACCGCTTAATGTTTCCCTTCTACGACATGCAAGGTCATATCGTAGGATTCTCAGGTAGAATCGTCACACCAAAAGATGGTACTGGTAAATATGTCAACACAGGCGAAACACCTCTGTTTACGAAAGGTAAGCACATCTTTGGATTATACCAGGCACGCAAGAGTATAGGAAAGACAGGCTTCGCCTATCTTGTCGAAGGTCAGTTTGACGTTATGTCTCTACATAAGGTAGGTGTCGAGAATGTTATAGGTGGAAGTGGTACCGCATTCACTGAAGATCAAGTGAAATTACTACTTCGCTTCACAGATGATATCATAATGATTTACGATGCAGACCCTGCTGGTGTCAAGGCATCGTTAAAGAACTGTGAGCTGCTTTTAAAGGCTGGGGCAAAGGTGCGCTGCATCCGTCTTGAAAAAGGTATGGACCCAGACGAGTTCGCTAAAGCACACGGCAGCCTTACAAGCAAGAAGTTAAAAGAACTCACAGAACCTTTCCCAAAAGCGTTCAAGCGTATGATTCTTCCACGAGGCTGCAAGGATGAGACAGTTGTCACAGACTGCTTGAACTCCATCTGTTCCCTCGTAGCGTGTGTACAAGACTCTGTTCTGCGCCTGGAATATATCAAATCAATTGCAGAAGATTTCCGAAGTAAAATCGGACTCATCGATAATAAGGTGCGAAGCATTCGTACTCAACTAAAAGAATCTGTCGCTAATACAAATACACAGGCTGGTATCTTCGGTATCGATGCGCTAAAGGAGAATATTGAAAGCGACCGTCCTGCGATTATTTCCTCTGTTATGCAGGAATTTCTCGATGGATATGGAGAAGAACCTATCGTGTATGTGTCTGGTCGCCCGTCAACGAATGATATTCAAGAATTACGACGTGTCTACTGTTATTTTGTTTCCTCAGAAACTGGTTGTGATATTACAGATGATGGCGACGAAAACAATTACTTGCATACTCTCGCAGAGATGTTTCGTGCAGGTATTAGGATAGACATGACCTTCAGTGATAGTACAGGTTCGTTCCTTGACTATTACATAGCATTGCACGGTAAGTTCTTCGAAAACTTCAATGGAGACCGAGTTCCTCTTGTCTCACGTTGTATCGCATCCTACGCTGACGATACTGTTATAACCATAAACAGAAATCATTACTGCTCTTTGCTAAAGCTAACTAAGGGGCAGTTTGACGAGATAAGAAAGCCATTCATTCTCAAGCGTAAGTCTGCTATGAAGGTTAGTATGCAAGCAGACAACCTCGACGATGAAGAGTTTGATGTAAACGAACCACCAGAATATGTACAAGAGAAAGAAGAGTACAGGAGGATGTGGAAAGAGAGTGGGTATTACCCACGCCTCAATAAGAAGAGCGAACCAGTGTGCTACATGTTTCGCAACAAGAATGGTAACGGCATGACGCAAGTTGCGGACTTCTTCATGACTCCATTACTCCATATCTTCTCTGATGATTTCGAACAGAATAAGCGTGTGCTGCGTATCAATCGTAGATATTACGAGACACCTATATATATAGAAATACCTTCTAAAGCCATGCTGAAGATGTCTTCGATCGAGGAGGTCTTAATCAACTATGAAGCTGTGAACTTCAATGGTGAAGAGTGGCAATGGAAGGCAATCAAAACATATATGAGTCGCCACTTCGTAATGTGTTCGGAGGTAAAGACCTACGGTAATCAGCAGAGCGAAGGTATGAGTCGAAAGACAGATGAACAGTTCTTTGCCTTTGCCAATGGTATCTTTCACAACGTCGACGGTCAGTGGGTGTTCGACCCAGTTAATTGGGTGTGGTTACGCATAATAAGAACAATTACTACCTTCCTGCTTTTTCAACTATCTATGCAGGTAGTGGTAAGCAATCAGATAAGTACGAGCTCATCAGTCAGCTTGTATACAAGGAGGTCCCAGCTGAGAAGAAGGTCAGCTTCGAAAAGTGGGCTTCGTTAATGGACCAGGTATATAAGATTAACGACAATGGTAAATGGGCTTTAGTTTTTGCAATTATGTGCGCCTTCAGAAGCAACATCCACTGCATCGATAGACTTTTCACCGCTCCCTTCTTTATGGGTCCAATGTCGTCAGGTAAGACACAGATAGCGATATCAATTCGGTCGCTATTCATTTCTCCAAATATACCTATCTTCAATCTTAATACTGGTACCGACGCAGCGATGTCTACCATCATGGGTACATTCAAGGATGTTCCTGTAGTCTTGGATGAATACAACAACAAGGATATCAGCGATACCAAGTTCCAAGCTCTGAAAGGTATCGTATATGACGGTGACGGTAAGCAAAAGAGAAAAGGAACCTCTGGACGAGAGATTGAAAACGATAAGGTGTTTGCCCCTGTAATCATCTGCGGTCAAGAGACACCACAGCGTGATGACAACGCACTTATGAGTCGTGTGATTGTCTGCGAGGTTCCTAAGCCTCGAAACCGCACACCAGAAGAAGTGCGCCTCTTCGAGGAACTAAAGACTATTGAAGACCCAAACAAGATAGGTCTTTCAAACGTGCTCCTTCAGATCCTGGAACTTCGTCCTATGTTCATGGACCATTTTAGAAGCCTAAAGCAAGAGGCTTATAACGAGCTGAAGCAAGACATCATTAACTCTGGTGAGATGGACCGCCTGATGAAGACAGCATCCCTCTTCTTGGGAACTGTGAAATTGATAGAGCGATACTCTAACCTTCGCCTACCATTCACCTACGATGAGTTTTTCAAGATTGTTCAAGAGAAGGTACAATTCCAGTTATCACTCATTCGCAGTACGGACAAGCTGGCGATGTTCTTCACTGCTGTCAACAATATGATTGACACGAAGCAAGTCATTGAAGGGCGTGAGTTCCTTATCGAGCAACCCAAGAAGGTTACAGGTAAAGATTCACGTGGAGATTCAAAGACCTTCACCTTCGAAGCAGGCTCGAACATTATGTTCTTACGCTTGAGTGCAGTCTTCAGTATCTTCGATAGAAGTGGATATAACAATGAGAATAGCACGCTTTCTACGATAGAACAAAACCTGCGTAGTCATTCTTCATACGTCGGAACAGTATCTTCAAGAAGATTCATATGGGAGGAGACGGTCGACGACGCAGACCTTCGTGATGGAAGCATGGTTAAGCTGCGCAAGCAGAAGAGCACATCTACAAGTGCTATCATTATAGATTACGACAAGTTTGTCGAGTCATACAATATAGACTTTAGAAGAGACTATGCTGACGACAGTAATAAAGAAAGCAAGCCAGTCGAGACTAAGGTAACTAACACAACTGAAGAACCACCAAAGAAAACTCTTCCGCAAGAATTGCCTTTTGAGCCGTCAGACGGAAGTGATGAACCTTTTTAATGAAAGTATCAAATTCCTTTAGAGCCGTGCCAGTTCGGATGAATAGGCACGGCTCATTTTTTTTCTATCTATATCACATATCATATCAATACCGTATCATATCCATATCACATTCTTTATTACTGAAGGTGGCGAAAAATCCCCCGTACCCCCAATTTTCAGAAAAAACCTTGAAAACGTGACTTTTGAAAATAAATTTTCAGAAAAACGCCGTCCTACAATCCTACAATCCTACAAATTGTTTTTCTTTTCAAACCTATAATATACATATATACCTATAAATCAAATAGTTATATTATTATTATAGGAAATAGGATTTAATTGTTTATTTGTAGGATTGTAGGACGTTGTAGGAAATAGGATTTTTCGTGTTTTTCTCTGTTTTGGATTCGTCGTCCTACAAAATATGTGTTTTTGTAGGATTGTAGGATGAAAAAAGAGAGTGAAATAATAAAACTTTTGAGTGATAAAATTTTGTTATCTCATTGATAATCTGTAACTTTGCGTTAATTAAGTCTAATTTTGTAGGAATGTAGGACGGTAGGACGGCTAAAAACTAAAAAAGGATATGGAGAAAAAAAAATGGTCTGCGAAACGAGTTGTCACAATTCAAATTGAACAGTACCTTGCAGAATATATAAGTGCAAAATATTGTAAAGACACAGTTACTGGTGGTGTCAAGATTCCAAGCACCACAGATCTATACTTCTGCGTATGGGAGAATATGACCAAGCAACGCAGCAATCAACCTGATGTTGTAAATGGCAACCTCCGTATTCACCTACCTCAACGTAAGGCTGGTGTTATCGCCAGCCCTTGGAAAGATCCTGCTTATTACAATTACCTATCTCCAGCAGCAGCTAAGGAAATAGAAGCTCAGATACGAAGGATGTTCAATTTCACTCCATCGTATTCTGTTGGAGAATGAAGAGTTCGGTCGACAGAAGAGAAACCTCGATGTTATCTATGACTTCATTCGTAGCTATCAATTGAAGTCTATATCTTCAGATGCATTATTGAAGAATTACTACCGCTTCCGAAACCGACTTAGACCCAAGAAGGTTCGTAAGTATCAAAAAGTTGCATGTATTTAATATTTTTTAATACATACCAAACTATCGTTTTTGTCACTCAAATGTTTTATGATATGTTAGAATTTTTAAACACCGTACAAGTGAGACTTGTAAATCCAAATAGAGAAGGAAAGAAGAAAGTGTATGATTTCGTTGCCGATACCTTCACGTATATACCACAACTTACTGACAATGAAGCTGGTAATTATTGGAACTGCGATAAAACCATAGTTATAGACTTACCCGACGAAGGAACTCGCAGGACCTTCGCAATAGAGAGAAGTGCTATCGTTACAATCAAGACATCTGATAGGAAAACTCATAACATCGGAACGTCAGATATTCCTGCTCGAGTTCAGATATCTTCAAATTTGAACTCTGCAAACCTCGTAATCAAGTGTAAAATGCTCACAGACCCCCTTCTGTAGGTCTTTTGCCTACACCTTATTATATAGTAAATTCGCATCAAAAAGAATATTGATGAAAGAATTACAGTCTCTACTTGTCTCAGGG